ACTTCGCCGCCGGCTCGCTGGACGATGAAGGCAACCGCGTGGGCGCGAGCCAGTTTGTGAAGGCTTCGCGGTCGAACTACGACACCACGCATCACGTGGACGAATATACGGTGACGATTCCGGCGCGCCCCTACTTCAGGGGCATGATCGCGGCACACAAAGGCGAGTGGCCGACCGATCTGGGCAAGATCATCAAGGCCGCGAACTACGACTCCGAAGTGGCGCTAGGGCGTCTAGGCAAGCATGTCGCCGAGCAGTTGCAGGATTCGATCCGCTCATTCGATGACCCGGCTAATGCCAAGTCAACAGTCGCAAAGAAGGGGTTCGACAAACCTCTGGTCGATTCCAAGAACATGCTGGACAGCGTCGATTCCGAGGTGAACCCGTGAACCTGAATAACATTGTGGCGCCCATATGCGGCGTCATCAACGATTGGGTCACGCTCGCAATTCAGCCCTCGCAAGGATACGGAACAAATCCTGATGGCTCGCGCGCCCCCGTATATGGGCCGACTCAGTACATCCTGGCACAGATGCAGGCGCTCACCTATAACGACCTGATCCAGGTGTCGGGCCTGAACCTGACCGGCGAGCGCCGCGCGATCTATGTGAATGGCGACTACCAGGGCGTCGTTCGGTCTTCGCAGGAAGGCGGCGATGTCGTGACATTGCCGGATGGGACGGTCTGGTTACTGGTGCACCAACTCGAAAACTGGCACACGACCGGCGGCTGGGTGAAATTCGTGATCACTAAGCAGAACGGATCCTGACATGGCAAACGGCAATCTCGGTTTTCCAATGTCGGATGGTCAACACACATCTGGCGAGACGGTTGCATTTCTCTCTGTGCTTGAGTACCTGAAGATCAACGGGTGGGATGTCAATCTTCCATCTGTCGTTCGCTCGATCGCAGAAGTTGCATTTGATTCAGGCCTAAAAGCAGCCAAGTGGGATGCGGAGCCATCGCCATGAGCATCACCCTATCCCTGACCGAAGTCCAGATCTTCACGGCGCTCCGGTCCTTTCTACTGTCCGTGCTGCCGACCGGCATTGAGGTCGTGAAGGCCCAGGACAACCGAGTACCGGAACCGGCTGGAACCAACTTCGTGACGATGACTCCGATCCTGCGCGAACGACTCGAAACGAACGTCGACGCATACGCAGACACAGCATTCACTGGATCGATCGCAGGAAACGCACTGACTGTAACGAACGTCAGCCTGGGAACGATAACGGTAGGCGCACAACTGCTGGGAAACAATCTGGCGGCGAACACGATCGTCACGGCATTGGGCACTGGTACAGGTGGCGGCGGCACTTATACGGTTACGCCGGCGCAGACTCTGGCGAGCCAGACCATCGCTGCGGGCGTTGAATACCTGCTGCAGCCAATCAAGTTCACGGCGCAACTGGATATCCACGGGCCGGCATCGGCAGACAACGCGCATATCATCACCACACTGTTTCGCGATGACTACGGAGTTGAACAGTTCGCCGCGAGCGGATTCGATGTGACGCCCCTGTATCACAGCGAGCCGCGGCAAATGCCATTCGAGAATGGCGAACAGCAAATTGAAGAAAGGTATGTGGTCGACGTTGTCATGCAGTGCAACCCGATCGTAACCGCGCCGCTGCAATTCGCTTCGCAACTCGAAGCCAATCTGGTCGACGTGCCATCGCAGTATCCCGCTAGCTAAAAAGTCTTACCCAATCAACTCGACCCGGCCCCGCGCCGGGTTTTGTCTTTCTGGGCCGCCCTCTGAGGTGGTCTTTTCTTTTGTGGAGCCAAAATGCCGAGCATTCCTGCCTCAGCGATCGTAAGCGTTGTTCCGAGCGTAATCTCGGCTGGAGGGAGTGCGCTCGAGCTGATTGGTCTTTGTCTGACCACAAATACCCGTGTGCCGATTGGCGCCGTTCCTTCGTTCCCATCGGCCGCAGCGGTTTCCAGCTTTTTTGGGCCGTCGTCCGTCCAGGCTTCCCAGGCTGCCATCTACTTCGCCGGTTTCGAAGGGGCTGACGTGCTGCCCGCAGCCCTCCTGTTCGCCCAGTACAACCTGGCGGCGGTTCCCGGCTATCTGCGCGGCGGCAACATCTCCGGTTTGACCTTGACCCAGTTGCAGGCCTTCACCGGCACACTGACGATCACGTTCGCCGGTGCGCCGTTGACGTCGAGTTCTATCAACCTGTCTTCGGCGACCAGCTTTTCGAACGCTGCCACGATCATTACAGCCGGCTTCACGTCACCGCCGTTTGCTGTGACTTACGACAGCGTTTCGGGCGCATTCGTCTTCACCAGCACCTCGACCGGCGCGACGGAGACGATCACCTACGCAACCGGCACGCTGGCTGCTGATCTCCTGCTGACCCTCGCTACCGGGGCGACCCTGTCTCAAGGCGCAGCGGTCGCCGCAGCGCCGGCCGCATTCATGGCTGGCATCGTTGCACAAACCACAAACTGGGCGACGTTCTTCTCCGACTTCGATCCGGACGGCGGCTCTGGCAACACACTCAAGACCGAGTTCGCTGCATGGGCTGGCACGACGAACAACCAGTTCGCATACTTCGTTGAAGACACGGACATCACGCCGACTGAATCGACCGATGCGGCGGCGTCGCTTGGCCAGAAGATCATCGCCGCAGGCATCTCCGGCGCCACGCCGATCTGGGTTCCGACGATCCCGTTTGGCCAGGCGGCATTCGCTGCGGGGTCTGTCGCGTCAATTGACTTCACCGAGACGAACGGCGAAGCGACGCTGGCATTCAAGTCCCAATCCGGGCTTGTCGCAAGCGTGACGAATCAGACGGTGGCGGCAAACCTGATCGCCAATGGATACAACTTCTACGGCGCCTATGCGACGGCCAACCAGGGCTTCATCTTCTTCTACCCCGGGTCGATCTCTGGTCCGTTCCAGTGGGTCGATGCATACGTTGGACAAATCTGGCTGAACAGCCAGCTTCAACTGGCGTTGATGGAGTTGCTGACCAACGTCAAGTCGATTCCGTACAACGCCGCCGGCTATGGCCTGATCCAGGCCGCGATGCAGGATCCGATCCAGGCTGCGCTCAATTTCGGCCTGATCAACACGGGTGTCACGCTCTCGAATGCCCAGATCGCCGAAGTCAACAACGCTGCCGGCCTGGCAATCGCAAACGTCTTGCAATCCCAGGGCTACTACCTGCAGATCCTGCCGGCGACGGCCCAGACGCGCGGTAACCGCCAGTCGCCGCCGATCACCTTGTGGTACGTCCAGGGCGGTTCGGTCCAATCTATCGCGGTGAGCAGTGTAGAAGTTCAGTGATTTGAAGTAAGATTGAATCGTGCGGGATAGGAGGCATCCGACAAGCCAGTTCCCTAACTGGCTTCCCGCACCACTCACTAGGGTTTGCTTAGGGGCAAACGATGAACAACGACACTGGCGTTTACGCGATCACCAGCCCATCCGGGCGCCAATACATTGGCTCGGCGATCTCCATAAAGCGAAGATGGCGCAGGCATCTCAGTGATCTGAGGCGCGGCAGGCATCACAGTCCGTCTTTGCAGCGCGCATGGGATAAATATGGTGATATGGCAATAATCTTCTCAGTCATCGCGCGATGCCCGGTTACCGACTTGCTGGCTGTTGAGCAGGCAAGAATCAACGCCTTGCACCCGGCCTATAACGTCGCTTTGATAGCGGGAGCAAGCGGGACGGGGTTGCGGGCCAGCGAGGCAACGAGACTCAGGATGTCGATCGCCCGCAAAGGCGGAAAGCATGCTGAGGAAACCAAGGCTGCGATCGCTTTGGCTCACAGGGGCCGGAAACACACTGCCAAGCAGATAGCATTGCGCGTTGCGGCTGTTACGGGAATGAAATGCAGCCCCGAATCCAGCACCAAGAAGTCAGTCGCTTTCAAGCTACTCTGGCAGGATGAGATCTACCGGGCGAAAGTCTTGCCAAGTCGTCAAGGGGCAAGGAATTCGAACTTCGGAAAGCGCGCAACCGACAAAAACAAGGCCGCGACAGTCGCAGCCAATTCAAAGCCCGTCGTTTGCATAGAGACTGGAGTGATGTTTCGCTCTGCTGCTGAGGCGGCGAGATGGCTAATTCGGGCGGGAATCGAAAAAGCCCAAGCGTCGCCCATCACTCAACTCTGCAAAGGCAGAGGAAATATCGCCTACGGATACCGATGGCGATACGCTGATCAGTAGCAACGAATCGAACTCAACAAAGCCACCCACGCGGTGGCTTTTTTATTTTGGAGCCTTAGATGGCCGATATTACCAGTGCAAATTCCACCCTCTTCATGGGTGTGACAAACCTGTTCACCGTGCCGCAGCAGCTCCAGGGCTTCTCGAACGATGACATGTATTCGATGGCGAACGTCGACACGAAGGAAGTCATGATGGGCGCCGATGGGATTCTGTCGGCTGGTTATATCCCTCAGGTGAAAATCCTCGAGGTGACGCTCCAGGCCGACAGCCCTTCGAACACATTCTTCGAAACGGTCTATGCAGCCGAGGAAGCGGCCAAGGCGCCTTTCTTCTTTTTCGGCAACATCAACCAGTCTTCGGTGGGCCGCAATTACACCCTGACCAACGGCGTGATGAAGAATTACTCACCGATGGCTCAGGCCAAGAAAGTTCTCCAGCCGCGGAAGTTCGAGATTCACTTCCAGGTCACGCTCGGAGTACCGGTCTAAATGGCGCGCAAAACCAAAACAGTCCAGATCGAAGGCGAAGGGCGCGATCAAGGGAAGGTATTTTTCTTGACCGAACTGCCTGCTGCTCAGATCGAAGAATGGGCGGCACGCGCCCTGTTCGCCATGATGAATTGTGGCGTCGAGGTGCCAGACGACCTTCTGAAGGCGGGGCTGTCAGGGCTCATGGCCATCGGCATCAAGTCCTTGTCGAAAGTCCCGTATGAGATGGCGAAACCGCTGTTCGACGAAATGATGTCGTGCATTGCCATCATCCCCGACCCGCGCCAACCTGCGGTGAAGCTTGGGTACATGGGCGTCGGCCCCATGGTCGAGGACAACATCGAGGAAGTGTCAACGCGCCTGATTTTGCGGAAGGCAGTTTTCGATCTTCACATGGATTTTTTTATTGGCGCCGCCCGCTTAAAACAAGAGGCGGCGGCGGAAGCGACGAAGGCCTGATCGACTACGCTAACCTTCCGAACTCGATCGGCGTGGTGGTCTCACACAGACTCGCCACGCTAATCGAACTCCAGAGCGTTTATGGCGCGGAAGACCTGTACAACTTCCTGGAAATAATTACGGTTGATCAGCATAACGAACGCGTCATGAGCGAGCGAAAGGAATAAAAATGGCCGCAACTGTTATAGACGCGTTGATGGTCACGCTTGGCATCGATGCAAAGGGCTTTCTCACCGGCAAGAATCAAGCGACGGATGCCACCAAGAAGCTTTCCGCCGAAGAGACGAAGGCTGCCAAGGAGATGGAGGAGCGCAATAAGCGCGCCGTCGAATCCTACAAAAAGGTCCGCAACGAAGTTCTGGCACTGCTCGCGATTTTCACTGCGGGCATGGGCTTGAAGGATTTCACCGAAAGCACAATCAACTCTGCGGTGAATCTTGGCTATATGGCCAAGAACCTGCAGATGAGCACCAAGGATCTGTCGGCATGGCAGCGTGCGGCCGAGCGCGCCGGGGGCTCTGCGGATGGCATCACGTCCGCACTGCAGGACTCGCAGCAGCAGATAGCCGGATTTCGCCTAGGTAAGGTTAGTGATCAGATCCAGATGTTCCTGCGCTTTGGCGGCAAGACCAGCGACCTGAAGGACGGCAACGCATATCTGCTGGCCCGTTCGCAGATCGTCCAGAAGTTGTTTGCTGTCGATCCGGGCAGGGCAAAGTATGTCGCCCAGGCCATGGGCATCAGCGATGAAGAGTTCAACTTCATCAAGCAGGGTCCGCAAGCCATCCTCGCCCTTGTGTC